TACAGCCTTCTTTAAGGTCCTAAAGGCTGGTAGTGCTTCCATGAAACGCTCTTTTAGGAGCTTTCCTTCTTTGGCACCTTTGTCGATGATGGATCCGATCTTGGTGTCTCCGGCTCCATACAAGAGGGCGTAGATGAAGGTTTTGGCTTGGTCTCTTGTGTCGAGACCTGCCGCCTTCTGGTTTGTTGTATGGATGTCGCCATCCAGGATCTCTTTCGCATATGCACCACCGTCATCTAAAAAGTGGGCCAGGCATCTCAATTCGAGACCCGAAAGATCCGTACCAACTAGGGAATACCCAGGGTCAACCGTGAACAACTCACGGCACTGCTGACCCCACGGCAACCTGGTTGCAGGGACCTGGGCTAAATTTGGAAATCGATGAGATGCACGGCCTGTCACAGTACCGTTAGAAACAATTGAGTGCCGCAGCTTACCGTCAGCATCCACTCTTTTGAGCCAGGCCTGACCACCTTCTGCTAATTGACCCAGGCGTTTGGTCAACAGGAATAGCTGAGAGAGCTTTTGCGCCTCAGGATAATGTAGCTCACCCAGGACCACGTCATCGATGATAGCGTGACCTGCCGGGGTAAAGCTCTTAGGCACCCAGGCATACTTAAGTTTTAGGCAATGCTCGATGTGTCTGCGGCTGTTGTGGTTAAACTCAACCACGGTCACCTTTGTGAAAGGCTCACCTTTGACATAACCCAACTTCTTGTTGTTGACCTTAGGTATAAACTCTTCGTGGATTTCCCATGGCTCGAAGAGGTCAGCCATCTCAAGTTCGAGCTTAGCCCTCTCTTGTGCCAAAGTAGCATATAGCTCCCCGGCCTTCTTGGTATCGAAGGTCCAGCCAGCCTTGCCTATGGCGTCCGTGATATGTGCGACCTCATGCTCGAGGTCGATGGATTCTTGTGACCATTTGTCTGGCTGTAGGAACTTAAGAAGGTCATGCGTTACCTGGACGTCTTGCTCCATGTAATGAAGCATCTCTACGTTGAAGCTGTCCCAGCCGCCGTCATAGTCACCTTTGTGGTTACCAAGACGTAGGCCCCAGGCTTTTAGTGCATGACTTCCATATAGCTTTTTAGGGAACTCTTGCTGGTGATCCTCTAACATGGCGTCCTCGCTCTCTCGAAGTCTTCGTTTTTCAAGTCGGCTTTGATAAGCCTGGACAGGATCAATGTGTCAGTGATCTTGGCCTCTGTGTTCCACCCTGGGTAAACCTTTTGGATTGCCGGGATGTCAAAGTTGATGATGTTGTGACCAATCAACTCCGTGGCCTTACTTAGAAACAACAACGCATCCTCGACACCCTTAGGACCAAAGCTTTTGATCTCGTTAGTGTCGATGTTCTTAAATGCTATGCAGTGGATGGTTGTTAGTTCTGGAAGTAGGCCGTTGGTTTCAATGTCGAAGACCAACCTCATCTGTTGTCACCGCTGCCGGTGATCAGATCTGCTTGCATACGCCGGTCAAGCTTGGCGGTATTCATCTCAGCAACCCGGCTGAGGTCAAACTGAAGATGACCTGCGAGAGTAGCCACGTACCAAAGCACATCGCCAAGCTCCATAGCCATTTCTTTGCGTGTCTCATAGCTTAGGTCGTCAAAAGGAACCACACTGTCCCGGATAACACGTTTAGCTTTGCCCAGGACCTCACCGCATTCTGATGACAGGCCCATAAGTAAATATGGGATCTTGTCTTGCTCAACGATGAACGTGCGTTCCGCAGCGGCCTGGTATTCATCTAAAGTTAACTTGTTCATTAGGCTCTCCTACCTATAAATCTGATCCCATGGCGTGGGGGAAACTTGCCGAAGCCATACCAACAGACATTGTCCTTCCCACACGACTTCGAGCCGGGAATCCACTTGAGACGCCCAACGCTGATTACGGTGTGAAGGTTTTGTAAGTACGGTATGGATTGTTTGGTGTGCATCCAGTCAGCATCGAACAGAAGCCAGGTGGGCTTCATCCATGTGAAATGTAGGATGGCTTGGTGTAGTAACTTACGTTCCCATGGCGGGTTCGTAATGATGACATCACAACCTCTAACGTCTTCTATTGTGATGTCCCGGAAGTCCTTAGTGTCGTCATTCCCAGGGTGAGGTTCAATGTCGTTTGTGTAGAGACACTGAAGACCTCTTTTGTTTAGATGCCCTACAAGGTCACCCTGCCCTGCACATGGCTCAGCGTAGGTGACGTAGGGGCTAAGACAGCCACTTGCCGTTAGAGGGGCTAGTGCGGCTTCTGGTGTAGGGTAAAAGTCTCTGGGAACACGCTCAAAGTTACTGCGTTTGCCCATATGATCAGAACATCTCCTTTTGATCTAATAAGCGTCCAGTTTCACGGTTGTACTTAATAGTCCCGGCATATCCTTGCTCACCGGACCAACGGTTCTTCAGAACGTGCAAAGACCTAGTGTCACCCGCGGGGTCATCAGGGTCTATTTGTAGGCTGATACACATGGAACTAAGCTGTGCAATCGAGTGTGAACCTCGAAGCTGCCCTAGACGGACCACTGCGCCGTCCTCATGGCCCTTGTCGCCGTCTGGGCGGCGTAGGTGGCTTACGATAATCAAGCCTATCTGTAGCTCTTGTGTGAGCGTTGCAAGCTTGGTAAGCGCAATGTCTATGAGCTTTCGTTCATCGCCGGTTGCCAGGCCTGACACCATGACTGATACGTGATCGAGGATGATCCACTGACAGCCTAGAGCTTTGACCATGTAGGTAATCCGCTGACATATTAGATCAACGTCTGAGCTACCCCAGTGATCGAAGAGGTACAGAGGGGGCTTTGTGGGAGCAAATAGCTCTCTGAAGGCCTCTTCGATCTCTTCTTGGGTTGCCTGGTCAGGTTCCACAGTAATGTTCTTATTAAGGTGGAGGCCAACCAGGCCACGTAAAGTCCTCTTATTGCTTTCCTCGAGCATAAGAAGACCAACCTGTTGATCTAGGTTTTGATGTAGGTGGTAGGCTATTTCTTTACAGAAGGTAGTCTTGCCTGACCCCGACCCTGCACAAATGGTCACCATTTCGCCCTTACGGATCCCGCCTGTTATAGAGTTTAAGCGTTCGTAGGGATAACTGATGGATGAAGCAGCATCATCCAGACCAATTGTTGTATCGAAGTCAGACGCCGCAACGATACCATCGGGCCGATAATCTCGAGCCTGGAAGATGGCAGTCACGACAGCTGCTGATTCATTATTCAGTAAGCACTCATTTGGATCTTTGAAAGGCAAGTGACCGGCAATCTTAACTTTACCGGCAGGGAAGATCTCAGCACACTTCAGTGCAGCATCTTGCCCCGGTTTATCCTGGTCGAACATCAGGATGACCTCATCGAAGGCCATGATGTAATCCCAGTTGTCTTTAATGGTACGTGTAGCGGCTGCCACGCCGTTAGGTAGGCCGACAGTCGCCCACTTATGCCCTTGAATCTGTGAGACTGTGCAGGTGTCAATTTCACCTTCACATATCACCAGCTTCTTGCCCTTGTTCCATAGATGTGATCCGTAGAGGGTCATCTTTTTAGCATCACCTAAGATGCTAAAGTCCTTGTTTGCAGTGCGTAGCTTTTGGGCTACCACGACACCATCTTTATTGCGGTAGTTGGCTACCTGGACAGGCTCTCCATTATACTGGCTGACCAGGTAACCAAACTTCCGACAAGTCTCTTCAGTTAATCCTCGAGCTTTAATCGACCTAGTTTCACCCTTGAGTAACGCTTTTTGCTGGGGCGTCTCTTTGGGCGATACTTGCGGGACCTGAGATCCCTCGCCAGATGGTTGGTAGGTCGAACAGGAGTAACAATACGAATGTCCGTCATCATAAACTCCCAGGGCATCTGAGCTTCCGCAGCTGTCGCATGGCCCATGTCCTACTAAATTACTTTCGGTTAAATGTGAGGCTTCCATAATAGTGTCGCTCCCTTAATGCACTATTCTTCCAACCATGCATCAGGGATTGTCTTGAACGCATACTGAAACCCATGTTTCTCACACCACATTGCGTAAGTGGTCTTTGAACCTTTGTAGAGTTTCTGATTGCTACTAAAGACAAACCTGATGTTGATGTCTGGATGTTGTTCCTTCAAAAGGAGGTGCTTCTGACGCTCTTGAGTCAGGAAGCGTCCTTTTGATTCGACATAAAAATAGCTGCCGTCTTTCGTTAGCAGCTTCCAATCGGGGGTGTAGGTCGAGGACCTCGAGGGCCATATAAAGGCTAATTTCTCTTGTTCGTAAATTACCGGGACACCGGCTTTCTCGAGTTGTTGAGAGATCGTGTGTTCGAGGCCTGACCTATAACCATGTTTGATTGCGTTACGTCTTGCCTTAGAAGTTGTAGTTCGAGGACGCTTCGCCATCCGCATCACCACTGCCGTCAAAGGTATCCGCTGCAACAGCCTGGGCGATAAAGCCACCTTCGACTGCATCAAAGCCTTCACCATCATCCTGGTTAGGGTCACCTAACTCGATGACTTGGACTTTACTCAAGTTCATCTTAACGCCATGGTTTGACCCAAGATCATAGATTGTAAAGTTACCGCCCAGTTTCAAAACAGCTCCCCGGTACAGCTTTGGTATTTTATTACCTACAAGGATTGCACCTGATGAATCGTAAAACTTCGGCTCGAACTTAGTCTTGGCATTAAAGACAATCTCACCAGTCACCGGGTCGCTCTTGAAGGGCATCTGGGCTGTTTGTGCCTTTTTACCCATCTCATCTTTGGCAAACTCTTTAACCTGATCGATAATAGCTTTTGCCTGGTCGGCTGGGACGATAAGTGACGTGTGATAAACGCCGTCACTGTCATACTTGGTATCGGGCGAGGTCAGCCAGGGATATTGTGCGCGGCCCTTGTTCGTCTGATATGGTAACTTGGCTTGTGCCATTGGTATTCTCCTTTTCCGCTCTTAATTGTTCTAGTGTGGGTGTGCTTGGTTGACCTAAAGCAGACGCATAGATCCCTAAGGCTTCTGCTTCTGCTATTACGTCAACTGGGATTGGCTCCCCGGCTTCAACAGCCAGACGTGCCAAACCAAGCACCCTTTCTCTTGGGTGCATTGGAAACTCCGTGAAATGTGTGGAAGGGACCATAGAGAAAGGGCCGCCCCGGTTTAGGACGACCCTCGATAGGCTCTCTAAGGTTATGCTAGGCTTTCTGCGAGTCTTACTCTGCCAGCTACGTTAGCCCCTAGTGGCACGTATTAGAATTAAGT